CGAGGATGCCCTTCGGCAGATCCGGGAAGCCTTCGAGCATGTCGGCCAGCCACTCGGCCTGGCGCTCGCGCTGCAGCATCGTCGCCTCGAAGATGTCGTAGCTGAGGTCGAGCTCGCGGGCGAGCCAGGAGAGCGCGATGTTGTCGCGAGGGTGGCAGGAGCCGCCGTCGCCCATGCCGCCGTCGAGATAGGCGCCCGAGATCAGCCGGCGGCTCGCCATCTTCAGCGCCCCGGTCACCTCATCGACGTCGCAGCCGTTCTTGTGGCAGACCTCCAGCAGCGTGTTCGCGAACGCGAGCTTGAGGCTGATGAAGGTGTTGTAGGCGACCTTGACGAGTTCGGCGTTGGCGATCGTCGTCTCATAGAAGCGGTGGACGCCGCAGGCTTCGTGGATCTCGCGGACGGTGCCGTCGTCGCCGCCGAGTAGCACGAACTCAGGGCTGAGGAAGTCGCGGATCGTCGTGCCCATCGCGATAAAGGACGGGTTGTAGACGAGCCGCAGCGGTTCCAGCACCGGGACGATCTCCCGCTCCATCGTCCCCGGCAGCACCGTCGAGATCACGGCGATCGTCGGTTCGGTGCCGCGCTCCTCGGCGGCACAGCGGATCTCGGCGGCGGCGGTGGCGAGGTGGCGATAGTCGAAGTCCACGCGCTCGGCGGGCAGCGGCGTGACGCCTTCATAGCGCGGGTCGTGCGGGGTCTGCACGGCGACGAAGATCGGGTCGCACTCAGCGACGACGGTGTCGAGATCGGTGAACTTGACCCGGCCCTGCTTGGCGAGGATGTCGAAGCCGTCCTCGTAGCTGAGGTCGTCGGGGTAGGCACCGACGTTCGGGTCGTAGCCGTAGACCTCAATGCCGCGAGCGGCCATGCATGTCGCTACGGGGAGGCCGAGCTTTCCCAAGCCGACGAATCCGACCTTCATGCCAACACCACCCGCCAGAAGTCCTCAGCCGCCGTCTCGATCGCCCTGGCCCGTCCCTTGAGCCAGTAGAGGCCGCCGACTAGGCCGTTGGTGACGACCTCGCAGCCAGCCATCTGCGCCTCGACCACGCAGCGGCAGAACGGCTCGAAGGCGAACGGGAGGAAGACGAAGCGTTGGTAGCGCCAGAGCGTCTGCGCGACCATGCCGGGCTCGAGGCCGCCCTTGTAGTCGATCGCCGGGTGGCGCGGTGCGAAGGGGCCATCACCGTAGACGGCGACCGGCTCGTTGGCCTGCGCCCAGCGGGAGAGCGCGACCGCGCCCTTGCCGGGGTTCTGCCAGCTCGCGATCGAGCAAGTGCCCTCGCGGCGCTTGGCCGATTGGCGCGGCGGCTTGAAGCGGCCGGGGTCCAGCGGCGGCGGGACAAGCTCGCCGCCGATGCCGTAGCGGTCGCGCTGAGCGGGCGAGCAGAAGATGTGGCGGCCGCCGTTGAGGATCTCGCGGACACCGGGGTCGATGTGCGGGGAGAGGTCGTGGTGATACCAGCGCAGCTCGCTGATCGGCTCGACGTCGGCGACGGTGTAGGCGGTGACGTTGTTGGCGACGTAGAGGTCGAGGCCTTCGGCGACCTCGCCGGGCGGGCAGTCGATGATCTCGACGCCGTCGGGCGCGGCGGCCCGGAAGTCGGCCTGGGTCAGTTCGGCGCCGCCGGTGTAGGCCGAGGGATCAGCCAGCCAGCCGACCTTCATGCCGTCACCGTCACCGGCTTGCGCTCGGCGATCCGCGCCTCGACCTCACGCAATGCCGGAAGCATGTGCTCGGCCATGACGCGGTCGGCGTCGTAGGCAAGAGCGTGCTCGCGGGCCTTCGCCGACAGGGCCCCGCGGTCGGCGTCGCTCATCTCGTAGCAGTCGAACAGCGCATCGGCGATATCGCCGACGTCGGGGTATGCCTGCCACGATCGCTGGCCGGTCCAGCGTGGGCGGGTGCCGACCTTCCAGCCGGCGCCGCAGACCTCGCTCATCGCCGAGAAGTCGGTGACGATCGCGGGGATGCCGCACGCCTGCGCCTCGATGATCGGGATGCCGAAGCCCTCGCCCTGTGCGGGGTTGAGCAGCACGTCGAAGGTGGCGTAGACCTGGGCCATCTTCTCCGGCGGCAGCGGGTTGAACGCCTGCCGGTACTGGTCGGCGACGAGGACCGAGTCGGTGAGCCCGAGCGAATCGACCAGCTCGGTGATGTTCTCGCCCTGCGAGTAGGAAGGGTCCAGCGTCGTGTGCAGGTACAGCCGCGCGTTGTCGTGGCGGCCGCGCAAGAGCCGGAACGCCTCCAGCGCCTCCTGAAAGCTCTTGCGCGACGGCCGCCCCTTGTTGGCGGCGACCATGCCGACGAGGAAGACGTCCTCAGCCACGCCGGTCGCCTTGCGGACCTCGGCGCGATCGAGCGGCCGGAAGACGGCGGTGTCTACGCCGTGGGGGACGTAGAGCGAGTCGAAGCGGCTGAGCTGCTCTTGCCCGAAGCGGCTCATCGCGATCGGGATCGCGCCGGTGACGGCGAAGAACTCGATCACGTCGGGCGGCGCTGGGTCGTGATCGACCGGCACCCAGCAGGCCATGTCCAGCTCGGCGGCCATCTGCGTCGAGAGCACCCAGACGTCCATCAGCGTCACGACCAGGCCCTCGCCACCGAGGAAGTGCTTGGCATGGTGCGGCAGCGAGGCGTTGCCGTATTCGCCGCCGAGGCCGGGGAGGACCGGGATGCCCTCCCAGTTGAGGCGGTCACCTTCGAGGCCGTAGAACGACGAGATCGCGAGGTCGTAGTGCTCGGCCAACTTCGGCGCGAACAGCTTGGTCTGATTCCCGTACCCGGTCGGCGACCAGGGCGTGTTGCTGTGCCACAGCAGCTTCATTGGCGGCTCCTTGTTCGGCGGCTTGGGCGGCTGAAAACGCAGGGGCGCAGCGCCGCCAAGGACTGCGCCCCCACGACTAGAGGGCGACGACCTCGGCGAAGCGGGCGAGCTCGCCCGTGTTCTCGCGGATGGCGACGACCTCGAAGGTGCCGCGCCCGGTGATCTCGAAGGTGTCGGCGGTGGCGACCGCGGCTCCGGCCGGAAGGGTGAGCAGGTGGGTCGAGCGGTCTGAGAGGCGATCGGCGCGCTCGCCCTCGGAGCCACCGAGGGCGTCGAGGCGACAGATCAGCGTGGCGCCCGCAGTCTCGCTGAACGATGCACCGCCGCCGCCGTCATCGACCACACCGGCGGTGATCGTGTTGCCGCTCTCGCTCAGCGCCTCGGTGACGAGGCCGCGTGTCATCGTGCGGCTCATCGCGGCTGCTTGTAGCGGCGCAGGATCGCGCGCTCGCCGTTGGTCAGGTCGGTTGCGGCGGCCGCGTACTTCTTGCTGACCTGGCCGACCGTCTCCTGGACCGCGCCGCCCTGCGTGATGAGCCGGGTGGCGATCGCCAGCGCGACCATGCGGACGTCATCGGGTGCGCTGCCGGCATAGCCGTAGTCGTAGGTGACGCTGATGTTGCGCCGTCCCTGCGGCCAGTAGGCGACCGGTGAGGCGGGATAGCCGCCGTTGTCGGCCCAGGTCGCGGTGCCGTCGGTGCGGAAGAGCTCGCCCTCGCTGGTCACCTTGTAGTCGGTGGCCGCCAGGGCGGTGCCGTCGATCGCGACGGTCCCGGCGGCGGTGACCGGCGTCTGCGGCAAGAGCAGGCAGTCGGTGCCGGTGCCGTCGAGAACGGCGACTGCGCCGGTCGTCGGCTGGAAGTCCTGCTCGGTCAGCGACCGCACGGTCTCGCACGCCATCGACACGGCGAGGATCGCGCCGTCGTCGGCTGAGAGGTCGCGGCCGATGTAGTCGCCGACCTCGGTGATGGTGAGGAAGTCAGTCATCGGACCAGGTCCGGGGAGCGGGACAACGCCCGCCCCCCGGTTCCTGAATCGCTGAGCCTAGCTCAACCGCACTTCGGTGAAGGCGGATGGCCGATAAACGGCCAGGGCCAGCCTCTTCTCCGCACGGATCGTGACGAGGTTGCGGAGGAAATCGTCCTCGTTGCTGTTGGTCGCCTCGACCGTGAGGCCACCCTTGCGCCACACCTGCGCGGCGCTGGTGGTCCCGATCAGGGCCGTCCCGGCACCGACCGCCGTGGTGACGATCACCGGCTTCTGCCAGATGTAGTCGGTGGCGCCGGTCACCTGACCGGATGCCGCGACCTGGCCGGCGTTGCCGTACTGCCCCTGGAACGGGCCGCCGCCGAAGAACTGACCGGCGGTATCGGTCAGGAGGCGGAGATCCTGGTAGTCGGAGGGGTTGCAGACGATGAAGTCCGGCTCGATCAGAGCCGACCCCCTCTGGCCG